TCTCCGGAGATCCCCCCGCCCGGAGGAGGCGAGCCGCCTCCCTCCGGAGGAGCCCCTCCGCCGCCCCCCACGAATGCCGCCAGGGGAGCAGGACCGGCCGGAGTGCCAACGGTCGGAACGTCGCCGCCCTCGACCGGGAGGAGCCCGATCTCCGCCCGCGCCTCGTTGCGCGTGATGACGCCGCTCTCGACGTAAATCCGGTGCCGGTCCGCGACGCTCCGCGCCTGCTCCGGCGTGAGCCGCGCCTCGCGGTCGAACGAGAACTCGACGAGCCCCGCGACCTCCGGGTCCGAGACGAGCAGCGGCACGATCCGCGAGTTGATCTTCGCCGCGAGGAGTTCGAGGATCGGAGTCACGAGGTGCGAGGAGGAGACGTCGATCTGCACCTCCGCCGTCGCCCGGTTGACGCCATCGGTAGCGCCCATCTCGACCGGGAGGACGCCGAAGACGCGCCAGCAAGTCCGCCGGATCGAGTCGATGACCTCGAACATCTGCACGTCCTTCGGTGTCCGCCGCAACTCGACCCACTTCGCGCCGATGCCGTTGGGGTCCGGCGTCGTGAGGACGCGGACCTTGTGGTCCTGCCCCCGGAGGTGTTGCAGGTCCGCCGCCGCCGTCTCCGCCGCTCGACCCGCGAGGCCCGCCAGGACGAGGATGCCCGGAGGGATCTCGTCCGCGTCGAGCGAGAGCATCGCGTGCTCCGCCCCCCGGAGCAGCGCGATCACCTCCGTGACGAGCGTCTCGATCAGCGGGTTTCCGAGCGGCGTGGACGTCGTCGGGAACAGCCGGAGGTAGAGCAGCGCGTCGCGCTCGAACCGGACGGTCGTGCTCGCCTCCGAGCGCGCCAGCCCGATGTAGCCTCCGAGGCTCGCCTCCGCGGTGAGGTCTTGCTCGAAGGAGAGGACGCGCCCGTGGTCGTCGATCACCGGGAGGATCGAGGAGCCCTTCAATGGGACGAGTTCCGAGACCTCCCCCTTCGCGTTCCGGACGATCTCCAAGCAGCCCGCGTCGTAGACGAGCAGGTCCGTGAGGAACGAGGTCATCACCTCCTGCCACGTCTCCCCGTTCGCGTTGGGCGCCGCCAGGAACCGCCGGACGCGCTCCGCCTCCTCGACCGCCCGCTCGTAGTCCGGGCTCGACGGGTCCGCGACGACGTCGACGATCCAGTCGAACGTGGCAACGCGGCGGACGATCGAGTCGACCGCCGCGCGGACGTCCGGCGTTTTGCGGTAGACGGTCCAGCACTCCTGATTGGAGAGGAACCGGTCCGGGCTGGACGAGTAGAACCGCCGCTCCCCCGGCACGTCGATCGAGGGGAGGTAGGGCCCGATGAACACACCCCGTCGATCGCGACGCGCGAGAGGCCGCGAGGCGAGCCACGCCCCGCCCGCCGGCTCCGGAGGAGCAGCGGAGCGGTTGGAGATCAAGGGGGTGCCCAGCGAGAGGATGCGAGTCACGAGACCTCCGAGCGCCCACCGTACCACGCGGGCCGCGACGAGAACCGGCTAACCGCCGCGCCGGAACCGCTCCATCACGCGCCGCGCGAGCCCCCGCTCCGTGCCCTGCTCGCGGTCGACCGCCGGCTCCATCCCCACAAGGGCCCCGAAGACGCGCGCGAGTTGCAGCGCGGAGCGCCGGTCTCCCTCCTCGCGCCCACGGTCGTAGGCGGAGCGGAGCGCCTCGACGAGCGCCTCCCGCTCCTCCGGGCTCGCCCGCTCGACGAGCGAGAGCGCGCCCGGAGGGAGCGCCTCGACGCCCACGAGCAGCGCCAGCGCGGAGCCGGAGGAGGTCCGTGTCGTCGCGCCGCTCATTGCAGCTTCCAGGGGGTGCGGACGAGGCTCTCCTCGCGCTCGTCGAGCAGCCGGAGGAAGTCCTCGACGGAGAGCAGCCGGAGCCACTCCCGCCGGTTCGCCTCGAACCCGGCCCACGTGCGGCTCTCCGCCGGCACGACGAACGGATCTCTCCGGGCCGCGCCAGGGAGGAGCGGGAGGACCACGCCGCATCCGAGGTCCGTGTCCACGACGAAGAGGTCGCGGTCGAGCAGCGTCGCCCGGAGGTCGAGCCACGCCTTCCAGACGTCCCCGCACCAGATCGCGCCGCGCCCCTTCGGCACGGCCGCCGCCTGCTCCGTGGGCGGGTTGACGTCGTGCAGCACGACCGCGCCAGGGTGCCGGAGGTAGCGGAGCGCGTTCGCGACGTCGCGCGAGACCTGCGCCGCGTGGTGGAGCCCGTCGACGAACACGAGGTCCGCGCTCTCCGTCGCGCGAGAGGTCGCCCCGGAGGCGCACGCCGCGTCGAGCGCGGCGTAGTAGGCATCCGAGGTCGCGTGGCACGTCGCGGCGGAGGACGGGTCCGGGTCGACGCCCGCCTTCCAGATCGGCACCCGGACGTTCCGGAAGCACTCCCCGCCCTGCACGCCGATCTCGACGTAGCGCGTCGCGCGGACGTGATCCGCGAGACGGTTCAACAGTTCCCACCGCTTCATCGAGCCCCTCCTCCACGCGAAGCCGCGCCGTCTCCCTCGCGCCAGACCCACCCCGGCACGAGCCGGGCCGGACCTCGCGCGCGCCGGTTCCAGACAAACCACCCGTAGGCCATCGCGTCGGTGCCCGCCCCCGTGAAGGAGGGGCGCCTCGCGAGGACGCGGACCTCGTCGAGCGTCGCGCCGGTCTCCCGCCAGAACGAGACCCGCTCGACGCTCTCCAAGAACGTGAGCCGGAGCAGGAACGCGACGCCGACCCGCGCCACGCGGAGCGCCGCCTCGACGTGCTCGATCGCGTCGCTGTAGGGAGGATTGCCGACCACCCACTCGATCCGCTCCTCCGGAGGAGGCGACCACGTCGCGAAGTCCGCGTGCTCGACCTCGAAGCCGCCATACTCCGGGAGGCGAGCGGGTGAGGCCGGATCGAGGTCGAGCGCGCGGAGCCGGGAGCAGGGGAACGAGTCGCGGACCGCCCGGAGGAAGGCTACTCCGCCAGCGGAGGGTTCGAGGACTGTGTCCCCGTCGAGGATCGGGAGCGTCGCGACGCACGCCCGCGCGACCTCGTCCGGCGTGTAGTAGCGGTCGAGCGTCCTCCGCTCCGCCGCCGTCCGCGAGGTCCGGCTCATCGCTCCTCCGAGAGCGCGCCGCACTCGCGCGCGACGAGGAGCGCGATCTCCATCGCCCCCCTCTCGACCGCCGACGCCACGACCCACTTCTCCTCGATCGCGGTCACGACCTGCGTTCCGAGTGCGACGCACCGGTCCCGGACCGCCCGGTCGGAGCGCGGGTCGTAGCAGCGCGGAGCCGCGCCAGGGGAGAGGTTCGAGGAGACCTCGCGCTCGCGGACGAGCCGCTCCGCCTCCTCCGCCCGTCGCTCCGCCTGCTCCGCCCGGCTCGCGCGCTCCGCCGCCTCCTCTTCGTAGGCTGCCGCGAGGCGGGCCGGGAGCAGGTCAGTGAACGGATGATGCATTGCACACCTCCTCGCTCCCGTCCTCCGGGAGCCGCGCGGGAGCGCCTCCGAGTTGCGCCGGCACGAGCAGCGGCCCGCGCGTCCGTTGCAGGTCCGCGACCTGCTCGCGGACGAGGTCGACCTCCGACCGCCACAGGCCCTCGTCCGCCGCGCTCATCGCTCCATTGAGCGCCTCGATGAACTCGACCTCCGAGGAGGTCGTCCTCGCGACGCGAAGCATTGCCCACGCGCGCTCCAACGGGCTCCGCTTCGCGCGAGCCGCCGCTATCGCCTCCGTCTCGTTTTGTGCCATGCCGGGCACCTCCCGCCGGTCTTAGCGCGGACGAGCCTCTCCGAGACGTGGCTCCTCCGAGCGTCGCCAGGGAGCGCGGAGGAGCGGAGGCTCGTCCTGTAGCCTACCCTTGTCTCAACGGGTCCAAGGGGGCGGTCCGACGAGGTCCGGGAGCGAGAGGTGGAGCAGGCCGGAGGCGCGCGCCTGCTCCGGGTCGATGTCGATCCCGATCGAGTCGAGGCCGAGAGCATCCGCGACGGCCGGGATCGTGCCGCGCCCACAGAACGGGTCGACGACCCGCACCCGGTCCTTGCCGGACGCGAAGTTGACAGCGAGCCGCGCGACCTCGATGCCGATCCCGTTGCGGTACACGGGACGACCGGCATCGAGGACGTCCGGGGTTGCGCCGCCGGACCTGCCGATCCGGCTCACCGCGATCAGGTGCGAGAACCCAGGACGGTAGAAGTCGACCTTGCCGATCCCGCCCCGCACCGCGATCTTGTGCCACAGCGGGGAAGCCCCCTCCGTCGCCGCTGCGTCCAGCACCAGTGACGCCTTCGAGATCAAGCGGCCCGCGAACTTGCGGTCCGTCTGGTAGAAGACGACGGGAGACATCGGAGACGACGCGCGAACGCAGAGTGCGACGGCGTTCCGGAACCACCGCGCCCACTCCGGCATGGAGAGACCGATCTCGTCAGCGTCCGGAAGGGAGGTCACGATCGCGCCGACGTCGCGGTTCGCGTCGAGCCACCCGACCGCATCCGTGCACAGGATTGTCCTCATCGCCGCACCCCCGCCTCGACCTGCCCCGGAGAGGGGCCGTCGACCTGCTCCGGCTCCGGAGCGACGAGCGGCTCCGAGGTCGTCTCTCGACCCGCTCGCGGTCGCTTGGCGCGCGGCGGAGCGTCCGAAGGAGGAGCGGCCGGGGGAGCGGGCGCCGCCGCGGGAGCCTGCTCGTCGAGGAGCCCGGTCCGGCCTTGCAGGTCGATCACGCCGAACTCCTCCGGGATCCGCTTGACGTCGCCCTTCCAGAACACAAGGACGTTCTGGTGGACCTTCCCCAGCTTCCGGTAGGGACCGAACGCGCGCGGGATCCGGACCGCGACGGAGCCGGTCGGAGAGACGAGCACCGCCTCGTTGTAGAGGCTCATCCCGGCGTCGAGGAACGCGCGGACGGTCTCCCCCACGAAGTTGCGGTAGAGCCCGCGCTCGTCGCGGACCTCTCCAACGACGAAGACCGCGAAGCGGTTGTCGCGGAGCCGCGCGACGGACGCGCGGATCGCCTCGCGGTAGCCCCGGAGGAACTCCTCCCACGAGAGCGTCGAGAGGTCGCGCTCGTCGTCGGAGTAGACTTCCAGGTCGTAGTAGGGAGGACACGAGAAGACGAGGTCGAAGCGCGCGCCAGCGTCGAGCCGGTCATCGAGCCGCGTGGAATCTCCCTCGACCCACGCGGGAGCAGGCCGCCCGCCAGGGAGCACCGGCTCGACGCGCGACCACTGCTCCCGGTTCTCCGCGACCTGCTCGCGCCGGAGGTCCACGCCCGTGTAGGTCTGTCGGAGCGCCGCCGCGACGATCCCCCGGACGGAGCCTCCCGCGAACGGGTCGAGGACGGAGCCGCCAGGGAGGCCCCACCAGCGGTAGACGATCTCCGCGAGGACCGGATCGAACACGCTGGTGCCCGTCTTGGTGATGCCTGTCGCGTTCTCCGGAGGCTTGTAGTGGAACCGCTCGAACTCGTCCTTCGAGATCCGGCGTCCGAGCCCGCGTTCCACCTCGCGCTTCTGCTTGTAGAACTGTGGGTCGCGTCCGGAGACGGAGACGAGCAGGATCCCCGCGTCCGCCTTGATCCCCACGCCGCTCTCGACGACGACCGGCCCCTCCGTCCCTCGTCCGCGCGCGGAGTCGAACAGCGTCTCCCACGCCCGCTTCCGCTCCATCCACTCCCCGCGTCGTTGGTCGAGAACAGTGAACGGGTTGAACAGGAACCTGTCCGGGAGAGGTCGCCCGTCGAGGATCGGAGGCTCGTCTCCGTCTCCGGCCCCCTCCGCTCCCTCGACCGCCGGGCCGCCGGAGCCTGCTCCTCCGGGCTCCGCCTGCTCTCCCTCGTCGTCTCCGAGCAGGGTCGCGATCGCGTCGCGCTGCTTCTCCGCGAGCGCCGCGAGCCCGTCGAGCGTCTTCGTGTCGAAGCCTGTGAGGGTGAGGTCGAGCCCGACCTCCGCATCCCTCGCGAGAGCTTCGAGGTCCGCGACGTAGGAGGCCAGGGAGCCCCACTCCCACTCTCCCTCGCTCGCGTTGTCGCGGAGCGCGATCGTCCGCGCGGAGACCTCGTCTCCGTCGTAGACGACGACCGGGAGCGGCGCCTCCTCGATCTCCCCTGCCGCGACCATCTCGCGGATCGCACGGAGACGCTGATTGCCTCCGATGACGACGAGCGGAGCGCCAGGGGTGCGCCGCCACCCGAGCAGCGGCTTGAACAAGCCGAGCGACCGGATCGAGTCCTTCAGTCGCGAGAGCGCGTCCGAGGAGATCCGTCGCGGGTTGTCCTCGAACGAGGAGAGGAGAGAGAGGGAGGAGGTCTCGATCTGCACGGGTCACCCTGCGTGGTAGGAGCCGCCAGCGTTGGCGAGGTCGAAGGCCACCCGGTCGTAGACGTCCGAGAGCCGGAAGTGATCGGGAGAGGAGCCCTCCGTCCAGACGATCCGCTGCTTCGTCTCGTCGAGGACGCGGACCGGTGCGCGCATCTGCTCGCGCCAACCCAGGACGGAGAGAGCGTCCGCCGGGAACGAGCGGAGATCCTCGCGGATATCGTCGAAGGAGACGTCGAAGACCTGCGTGCGGTCGACCTGCACCGTCCGCTCGCGCCAGTTCTGCCGGAGCCCGTAGCGGTGCCCGTCGAGGCGGACGGTCGGAGCGAACGAGCACAGCCACACTTGCGCCTCTCCGGAGCCGACGAACTCGTCCCGGAGTTCCTTCGCCTTCCGGGTCTCCGGCATGGCGTCGATCACGCAGACGGCCACGCGGTAGCGGCGGATCGCGTCCGCGACCTCCTCGAACGTCCTGAACGCGCCGACGAACACCGCGCGGCGGTGCGGTCTCCCCTGCTCGTCCGCCTCGACGATCGAGATCGTCGTGTGGAGCAGCGCCCCGACGTCCACGCCCATCGTGACCGTCGAGGTCGAGTAGGACGGGTCGCCTCCGGCGTAGTCGATCTCCGGGCCGGAGGAGCGCGCGGAGAGAAGCTCGACCGTGAGGCGAGCGCCGGAGTGCTCGTAGGGCACTCCGAGGACGGAGGCGTAGAAGGTCGCGATCGCCTGCGTGTCCGCCTGCGCATCAACCCACTCCCGGAACAGGTGCCGGTAGCTCTCCGAGAGGACGTCGAGCCGCGAGATCGCGTAGCCGCGCCGGTCGCGGTCCGGTCGCTCCGCGACCCACGCTCCGACCGTGGCGCCCCGCTCGAACGGCTTGTGGCACCGCTCACAGACCGGCCGGAGGTCGCCTCCTCCGAGGCGCCGCTCCCGGTCGCGAGGCGCCCACGTCCCGTCGTCGAGGCGCTCGACGACGTGCCCGAACCACTCGATCGCCTGCCACGCCCGGCACCGGGAGCAGCGCGAGAACCACCTCCTCCGGTCGCTCCGGTCGTAGAGGCGCGAGATCCCCACGGACGGGAGGGTCGGGTTCCCGACCCGGAACAGTTGCGGGTGAGGCGAGGCCCGGAGGCGGTCGCGCGCCTTCGTGAGATTGGCGGGATCGCACTCGTCGAACTCGTCGATCACGAGCATGTCGGCGGAGAACTCGATGAAGTCCGCCGCCGTGTTCGAGCCCAGGAAGAGGAGCGCGCCGTTCCCAAACCGTTTCAGCTTGAGGTTCCCCGCCGCCGGAGCCCGCGAGGCGCCGCTCCGCGCGCCCTGCTCCGCCAGGGAGCCGGACCGCCCGCAGCGCGCCCGATAGTCCGGCACCGCGTCGAGGAGGGGGTTCACGCGCTGTTGCACGAAGCGGTCGCGGATCGAGTAGGTCGGGAGGACGTAGGCCGCGATCCGGCCCGCCCACCCTGCGCGTTCGAGGAGGAGGAGGAGGAGCAGTTCGCTCACCCCGGTCTGCACCGCCTTCCGGAGATCGGCCCCCTCGATCTTCGGGAAGTCCCGATAAAGCTCGACGAGGTAGGGGCGGTCGACGAACGAGAGCGGCGCCCCGCGCGTGTTCCGGTGCGACCGGAGCGCCAGCCCGATGAGGGGGTTCTCCGCCGCGACGGAGGCGAGCAGCGCCGGGTAGGCGGTCCCCGCTCCGACGAGACCGGGAGCGGCTCCGGAGAGAGGAGGGAGGAGGCTCACGAGACCGGCTTCGTGTTGGCGGTTGCAACTGCGTGAGCGATCCTCGCGCGAGCGATCTCGACGTAGCCCGCATCCCGCTCGATCCCGACGAACGCGCGGCCCTCCCCTCGAATCTCGAACCCGGCGTCCTCGATCGCCGCTGCAAGTCGATGGTAGGTCCGGGTTCCCCCGAACGCGAGCAGGTGTCCGCCAGGACGGAGGGTTCGGAGCACCGCGCGCCACGTCTCCGGGTTGAAGGCGACGCCCGTGGCGTCCCACTTTGCGCCCATGAACCCGCCGCTTGCGCCTCGACCGGAGACGAGGTCGTAGGGAGGGTCACAGACCACCGCGTGGACGGAGCGCGACGCGATCTCACGGAGCCGGAGGCGGCAATCTCCCGCCAGGATACGCGCGCTCATCGCGAGCCCTTCGAGCGGAGGAACGGAGACCGTTCCGGCTCGACGCTTGCTCCGAGGAGGGTCCAGGTCTCGTACTGGTGGCCCGTGTCCGTCCGCCAGACCCGGATCCGGAGGCCGCTCCGCTCGATCACGACCCGCCCGGTCAGGCTCGCGCGCGCGACCGCGAGCAGTTCTTCCAGTTCGCCGCGCGAGAGGATGAGGCGCGTGTCGAGCGGCACCTCCGGACCTCCGAGCACACGCTCGTGGACGAGGAGGTCTCGACGTCCCTCGACCTGCCCCGGACCCGGACGGTCGAACACGCTCCGCTGCTCGATCTCACTCATCGTCGTCCTCGCCTCCGGCTCCGGAGGCCGCACGCGAACCCCCGGTCTGTTGTAGCAGTTCCGCGCTGACCTCCGACGCGCTCCGGAGCGCACCGAGGATCGTCGCCAGTTCGAGCGCGTCGTCGTGCAGGGCCGCCAGGACGTCACCCCCTGTCTCCCGCGCGTAGCGGACGCGGACGCTCTCGATGACGAGAGCCACGGCGCCGCCGTGCCCCGGAGCGACCGCCTCCGCGACCATCCGCGCGCGGAGGTCGAGGAGGAGCGGCACGTCGCGGAGCGAGACCTTCACCTCTCCGCCCGCGATCCGCTTCGCGACGAGCCCGATCGCGCCGTCGACGAGCGCGAGGTGCCGCTTCCGCTGCTCCTCCTCACGCTGCTTCCGCGCGTCCTCGTCGCGCGCGCGAGGCCGGACCGCCTCCGAGACCTGCTCTCCGAGCGTCGCCCCGGCAGGAATCGGCGTGTCCGGCAGGAACGGAGACGGGAGGAGGCTCTCGACCTCGACGATCTCCCGGAGCCTCATCTCCCCGTAGTAGAGCAGCCGGTAGGCGACGCTCGCCTTCACAGTCACCAGGGAGCCCATAGAGCCCGCCCGCGCGTCCCACTCGTGCTTGCCGCGCCACTCCCGGAGACAAGCCTCCGAGCGAGCCACAGCCCGCCCGCACGCCCGCACGGACCTCCGCTCCGGGTCTTGCATCGCCCACAACAGGAACGCGCGGTGCCCCACCTCCGTCTCGCGCTCTCGTCGCCGGAGCGCAGGGTCGAGCACGTCGTTCGCCGTCCGCGAGGTCATGCCTCGACGAGCCGGTTCCGAGAGACGACCACCCCGCAAGTCCGGAGCAGCGCCTCCGCCTGCGCTTCGGCCCGCGCCGCGACGCACTTCGGGCAGCCGCACGGGTCGACGTAGTCGACGATCTGCTCCGCGACGCGGGAAATCGCCCGTGGTGGCCCCACGAGGACAACCGCCGCGGTCTCGCTCCCGTCGTCGTGCTCGACCTGCCGGAAAGACCACCGGACGCCCGCGCGGTCCCTCTCGTCGAGCGTGCCCTCCGAGCGGGCGCCCTCCGTGAACTCGTCCGGCGTGATCCCGATCGGGATGATCAGCGTGAGGAGCAGCCTGCGTGGCTTCTTGTCGCTCATCCGAGTGCCGCCTCCGGTTGGTGCGCGAGCGGAGCCCCGCTCCGGTCTCCGCCGGTCCGTAGCCCGTGCGAGGCGACCGCGCACGCCGCGAGGTCGAGCCCCTCCTCATGCGCGGTGGGCCGCGCGGGATGTCGAGCAGGCCGGAGGGAGCGGTGCGTGGTCAGGTCTCCGCGCTACGCGACCTCGACGCGGAGGAGCCGGTCGACGATCGCGTAGGACGTGCCAGGGTTGAGCCCCTCGATCCGCACGAGGTGCTCGCGCGCCTCCGCGAGCGTGTCCGAGGAGTTGTAGCGGCTCACCTCCGCGCGGCCCGCCAGCGCGCCGGAGGCGGTCCGGTAGACCACCGTGTAGCGGAGCCGTTCGCCGTCGCGGACCTCCTGCGCGTTGCGCCGGGAGGCGTGCGAGAGCCCCCGGAGAGACGAGGAGAGGACGAAGTCGATCGCGAGGGGGGAGGAGGCGTTCATCGGAGGCTCCGGAGGTCGGGGGAGGCGAGCGGCATCCGCCGTTCGTGATGAGAGCTTCGCTCGCGCGAGCGAGCGCAGCAAGGACCGCGACGCTGGAACGCGAAAAAAACTTCACGAGATCGCGATCGGCGCCAGGGAGCCCGATCCCTCCGCGACCTACCGGGCCGCGGGCCGCGCGACCCGCACCGCGAGCGTCGAGAGCCCGGAGCGGGCCGCACGGAGCATCCGGAGGCGCTCCGGGTCGCGTCGCGCGGCCGGGAGGCGAGCCTCGCGCTCCACGTCCTCGTCCTCCGAGTTCGAGAGCGTCACGAGCCCGGAGGCGACGAGGAGCGCCTCCTCCGGGGCCACGAGCAGCGTGGAGCCGCCTCCGGCCCGGAGAGCAGCGCACGCCGCCTCGATCTCCGGCGCCTCCTCGTCCCACCGCTCCTCCGCGTAGGCCGCGAGCGTCGAGAGCGCGTAGCCGCGCACAGGGAGGCGCCGCGCGGTCACGGGCACCGGAAGCCCCGCCCGGTGTTGTGCCGCTCGATCACCTCGTCGACGGAGGCGAGGAGGTCTCCGTCGTCCTCGACCTCGTCGATCAGGCCCCACAGGCTCGCCAGCCGGTAGCCGACGCTCCGAGGTCCGACCCGGATCGCGAACCCCACGCAGACCTTCGGACGGTCATCGGGCGTGCTGTGGCACTGCATGAGCGCGGTCTCGTCCGGGTTCCCGGAGGCCATCCCACGGAGCCACTCCGAGACGCACCCGCCAGGGAACCCGCCCGGAGGGACGCTCCGCCGCCACGGACACGTCCCGCAAGCCCGCCGTGGCGCCGTGCCGGCGCTCACAGGCCACCTCGACGGAGCGCTGCCTCGCGCCACTGCTCGTCGACCTCGCGCGCGAGCGGCTCGACGTAGGCGGAGCCCGCGACCCGCTGGTAGGCGAGCGATCCGGCCGCGAGCAGCGCCGATCGCGCGACCTCCGCGTGCCGATCGGTGAGCGCCTCGACCTCGACGCACGGGAGCCGAACGGGAGGCCGCGACGAGCGGATCGAGGAGCCGATCACGAGGCCCACGTCCGCGCCGCTCACGGCTCCGTCGACGGAGGAGAGGCTCGTCCTCACCGTCCGGAGCCCGGAGGAGACGAGCGCCTCCTCGATCGCGAGGAGGAGGCGCTCCTCCTCATGCGAGGTCGGCGGGAGCAGCCGGGAGGGGATCCGCGCGCCCGTCACCGGGCACCTCCCCGGAGGATCACCGCGACGGAGAGGCGCATCGCGACCTTGCCGTAGCGCGCGCGCTGGAAGGCGTAGGTCGCGTCGATGTAGGCGCGGACGAGGTCGCGGACGAGGTCATCGTCGAGTTTGTGGAGCAGCGCGCCGCGCCACCGCTCGTCGGAGATCCGGACCTGCTCGTGCAGCGCGCGGACGGTCGCCTCGTCGGAGGCGAGCTTCACTCCCGCGGGAAGCGTGAGCGCGGAGATCGGAGTGTAGAGGAAGGTCGTCGAGGTCGAGGTCGAGGTCGAGGTCTGCATGGTCGCTCCGTGGTCTGCGCGAGGCGCTCCGGCCCCGCGCTTTGATCTTCGCTCGCGCGAGGCGTGCGAGCAAGCGGTCACAGCGCAGTCACGCAAAATAGTTGCGCCGAACAGGTGTCCAGCGGGCCGACGCTCCGACCTCGCGCGCGCTGTGGTAGGCTGCCTTGCGACCTTGGGGGCAAGCATCGGGGCGTTCCAAAGGTCGCGAGCGCGCCGCTCCGGAATGGCCCGGAGCGGCGCGCTTTAGTTCGGCTCTCGTGCTCGCGGAGCCGCCAGGGAGTGAGCGATGTCCCACTGGAATGACCGGATCCGGAGCAGCGCGGAAGGCTATCCCCTCCGTCGAGGGATGCAGGTAGCCGCCGGACAGGTCAGCACCGCGACGACGATCTCGATCAACGCGAGCGCCGCTGTCCACGCGGTTCACGTCGACGCTCACAGCGGAGACGCCACCCTCACGTTCCCCTCCGGCTCCGGAGGTGCCTCGCTCCACGTCCACAACCGCGACTTCGTGACGCTGGACTTCCACGGGCTCCTCGCCGGAGGCGACTTCGTCCTGACCGGAGAAGGCGCGCACTACCTCATCGGCTTCGTCCTGCCTTCGTAGGCGGAGCCGGACGAGCCGCGAGGTCACCCTCTCCCGGAGGGGAGGCTCGACCTCGTCGCCTCACGCCAGGGTGATCCCGTAGGCCGCGATCCCTCTCGTCGCCTCGCGCTCCTCGCGCTCGATCGGGTCGAGCCGGAGCGCGAGCCGGTCCCTCTCGACCCGGAGGACCGGGAGCAGCGCGAGAAGGGTCTCCGCGCCGTCCTCGTCCGCGTCGACCGCGTCGTGGATCGAGTCGATCTCGCGCTCGACGCGACGGAGCGCCTCCCGGAGCAGGGAGGCGCGGCCCGCGACCGCCTCGTAGCGCCGTGCGTAGCGCGCGAGGTCCGCCACTCCGTCGAGCAGCGTGACGGTCGCCTCGTGCGCCGCCAGTTCAGAAGATGACAGGTTCGAGACGTTCGAGGTCATCGGAGGCTCCGAGGTCGTTCGAGGGAGATCCGAGCAGCGTCCGCCGCCCGTGCATCTACCTTGGCTCGCGGGAGCGGTGGCCGCAAGCAAAGCAGGATCGGAACGCGAAAAAAACTTCACTCGATCGCGTCGCACTCGACGACCGCCCACGGAGGAGCGCCAGGGGAGAGCGGATCGGACCGCGTGGTCGACCACGCGCTCGTGCGCGGAGACCGCGAGCAGGTCCGCGAGGCCCTCGAAGTCCTCCGGGAACGAGCCCTCGACGGACGCATCCCTCACGGGCAGGGGAACGCCTCTCCGTGGCAGGCATCGCAGTAGCAGGCCAGCGCCGCGCCGCACTTCAACTGCATCCCCGCGAGGGGCGCAATGTACCCGATGAAGCGCGGCTTTGCCTCGTTCTCGCACCGGTCCCCGGAGTAGAGG